CGATTTTCTGAATCTGCTTTCCATTTGTTGCAGTAGTAAGCGCCATCAACAAAATCTTCCCAAAGTTCGCACCAAGCCTTATTGCCTGCATCATTCTGCTTGGCTTCGTTGTAGAAGTAGCAGTTGCCACAGGCTCTACCTTCTGGCACATCTTCTGAGAGTGCTGGTCTGTAGTTATCAGGAAGAGCGCGTTTGCTAACTTCTCCACCTGGCTCAATATCTTCTGCGATGCTTACTGCGACCATTTGGTCGATGGCATCTGCCATATTTGTATGGCAACCGATAGTGGTATAAGAACCATCAGCTTCTTCTTTAACAGTGGCGTAGCCATCGCAATCATTCTGCTCTTGCGAGATGTAGTAAGGCATTACTCAACCTCATAAACGGATTCAGGTGCGCCAGGGTCAATTGTTGAAACTGCCTGCAATTGCGTTGATGGAACCCCTGTGTGTTTGATGTTTGGCATATCAAGAGCCTTCAAGACTGCTTGCGGATCAAAGCCAACCTGTACAAGTTGAGCAATGATTTCAGCTCTTAACTTCATACCAACTTCAGGGGCATCTGCTGCGTCAATGTTCTGTAGAGGTACGCGGTGTTGGTCGCCTGCCTCGCCTAGTGGCGATAAATCCTCAACAGCGCGAACATCATTAAGACTTAAGAAGCCTTCGCGAAGTCCTTTTGTGTAGGCATCGTAGCGTTCAATTGTTGTGCCGCGAAGTAGGGCGTCAAGATTAAACTTGATAAATCCATCTGGCTCAGGCAATAAAGGTGAGAGAGCTTGTTCAATTCTTTCCAATAATGGTCGCAGTGAGTGTTGCACGAAGGATAAGTTCTGCGCTTCAACTGATGCAAATGACATCGCGCCAGCAACAGGATGACCCAACAGCGATACCGGCACGCGAAATAGGCGGGCTATTTCCTCGACCCCGAAGCGACGGACCTCAAGCAGTTGGGCGTCGGCGGCATTTAGGGTAAGCGGTCTGAAAGACGCTCCACCTGTTAGCACGCCGATCTTGCCCGCTCTATATGGGCCAGTGTGTGTGATATTCCAATCGCGAGCAAGGTCTGACACCTGCTCTTCTGTCATATCACCTGGCGCTTCAATAACACCGCCAGGGTTGGCAGCATTTCCAAAGTATGAGGCGGCATAAACTTCAGCAGCCATCGCAGAGCCAAGAGTTACCCTAGCTGCGCCAATCGGACCTAGACCAAGTAATTGGCCAGGAAGTCTAAAGAGTGGGATGTGGACAATTTCATTTGGACTTAGTTGGAAGGTGAAGTTGCCGTAAGTATCGCGAACCATATAGCGAACAGGCTCTCCTGCGAATGGGCGTTCAACGCGAACATCGCGAGGATTTAGAACATAAAGCTCAAGGACTTCGCCCATATCATTCATTACTTTAAGGATGAAGGCGTTTCCTTCTAGGTTAAGTGAAGCAATAATCTGCTCATAAAATTCAAGGCGTGTTGTATCAGGATTTGGATTATTTACCCAAGTTGGAACTTCGCCATAGACAGCAGCGTAGGAGATGCGGTTGCGACCACGGCGAACATAAGCGCCAAGTGGTAGAGATGAAATCGTGTCGCCAAGTAAGCGAACACAGGCATAAACTGTGGACATCCTTATTGCGGTTTCAGAGTTGACATCAACGCCTGCTGGCGATGCGTATGCCGGTCTGCCTGGAATCAGTGGCTCAACAAACTGATTCTGCGCACGCTTTTCACCTGCTGCGCGAAGTCGTTTAGATAGACTCATTGCCTGCCTTTTCTGCTAAGTGATACCAACCGTCATCCCAAAGGGTGAGCAGTTTGTGGAAGTAATCTTCATATTCTTTGGCGATAACATCTAAAGCGTATCTGCCAACAGAATGTTCTCTGATTTTCTTGCGGTCTAGTGTTTTTACCTTTTCGGCTGCATCTATAAACTCTTGCAAGGTTCGACATCTGTAGCCTGTCAGACCATTGATGTTGTTCTCGGTAAATGCGCCCCAGTCGGTTGTAATAGTGGGAGTGCCACAGGCTTGGGCTTCAATAACAACATTGCCGAAAGGCTCGATGTATAAAGTCGGCGCGAAGGTGGCAATTGCCCCGCCCATAAGTTCGGCTCTTTGCTTTGGGCCTACTGATCCGACAAACTCGCCATAACCTTTTTGTTCGCCAGGTCCTGCCAAGATGAGGCGTTTGCCAAGTCGCTCGCAAACTTCTTGAGCTATATTGAAACCTTTGCGCTCAATTAGGCGACCAATAAAGAGATAATAATCGCCATCGCCTTTGCCAAGTGGGAACATCTCAGGTTCCAAATATCCTGGTATTACTGCATCAAAGAACTGGCCGTCGGCGGTTGTCGGGTTCTTCCATCCTGCATAGATGGAGTGCATCCAAGCGTAGGATTCAAAGACTCGATATTTACTAAAGACCCCGCCATAGCCAACGCCAAACTCTACTGACATTGCGTGCGGAAAGGCATCGGCAATTGGCTTATGTGCTGATCCACCAATAAGGCAAATAAAGTCACGCGCTTGCAAGTGGCCTTGCATCAGCCTAATCACATTGGCGTTAAAGATTTGCCAATGCAGAGCGTTGGTGTCAAAACTTGCCTGTGTGTAGTGGCTGTCGCCTACCGCCTGCGCCCGTCGCTCTTCTGAAATGCAAGTAATGAGTTTGGTAACTGGCGCATCTACTTGCTCGCCAGCGTACAAATAAACTTCGTGACCAAGGCTAGTCATCATCATACAAAAGCGCCTGACCTTTTCGGTAAAGGCGCATCCTGCAAACTCTTTTGTGACTTGCGTATGTGGTAGTGCTACTACGTGAAATCTCATTACATCCCCCGATGTTTAGATTATGGTTGTACTTCTACCCAACTTAAAGTTGCTTCATCCCAAACATATTCAAATTCTTTGCCGTCTGCTGGATAAGGAACAGGCGCTTCCCAAAGATAAGTTTCTAAATTTAATGTCCAAGAAGGATATGGTTGTGGCGCAAAGAAACCAATTCCATCAAAACTGTACCCGATGCCAGCGTAATTTTTACGAAATGCAGGGCTGCCATCATCGCCATAATGAACATTGCCGGAAGTCCAGTATGAAGTGCGCTTAACCGTGTAAGGCGTTCCTAAAGCGTAATAGGTTTCAGTATCTAATCCATCTATTAGTTCAGTTTCATCTTTACCAACTGTAACCGCTACAACTATGTTATTTTCATCTAAGTATGCGTAATGTGCCATTATGCCCAACTAACTGTGTCTGATATGCCTGCGGCAGTAATTGTTGAAATCTTAAATCCGTCAACTGTTGAACTATCTGTGGTCTGTGTTACTCCACCGCTAAATGTTGCAGTAAATGAAGCAGGATATTTAAGAATAACAACACCAGAGCCACCTTGACCCCCTGTTCCACTAGCCTGCCAATTTCTGCCGCCACCGCCGCCGCCAAGATTAGTTCCGCCAGCGACACCAGTGTTAGGCGTACCTGTCGCACCTGCACCACCACCGCCAGAACCTCCAGCGCCAGGGGTGGTGCTTGTACCGCCACCTCCACCGCCGCCGCCTCTAGTTACTGAAGTTCCAGAAATGCTTGAAGCGTTGCCGTTACCACCAGCAGCACCATCATTGCCTGCTGAATTAGCGCCGACTGCGCCTGCGCCACCGCCGCCAGAACCACCATTTGTTCCTGAAGTTGAACCACCTGCAAAACCTTGCGTCGGTGTTGCTGCTGTTCCGCCCGCGTGAGTGCCATTATGACCGCCACCGCCGCCCGAACCACCTGTAAGTCCTGCACCTGTTGCGCCCGTATAACCGCCACCACCACCGCCAGTTGCAGTTATTGTGCTAAAAACTGAATTAGTGCCACTGTTGCCACGCGCTTCATTAACGCCTGTGCCACCTGCGCCAACTGTGATTGTGTAATTTTGATTACGAATTAAAGTTAAAGCAGTTTCTAAAGTGCCACCGCCGCCAGTATTTGTGACTGTACAACGCAATCCACCTGCGCCTCCGCCGCCAACACCGCCGCCGCCACCACCTGCTAGAACTAAATAATCAACTGTCAATCTAAATTCCTCAAATTTAACGCCAAACCACGTGCCAACTTGATTAGCATTCGATGCTAATTGTGTAAGTCGTGTTCTCTGCCCAAATCTACTCATATTATGAAATCCTGTTTACATAACCAGTGATTGTAACTACGTTAGCAGTTCCCGCAAAGGCTTTGATAACTAATGAGTTTTGAAGCAAAAGACCAGGGGCAATTAAAACTAAACCTGTGCCTTCGGCTCCTATATTTATTTCAATATGGCCATCAGGGGCAGATGCCTCTCCCCATTCTAAAGTTAATTTTACTACTGCATTAGATGAGTTATGGGCATACAACCAAACTTCGTCAAGGGATGAAGTTCCTGAAACAGCAGTGTGTATTGTGGTTCCTGCCGTTGCTGTTTGAACAACTTTAATTGCCTTGCCGTCGGTGCTACCGCTAAGAAGTCGTTTTGTAAATGTTGCCATTTGGTTTCCTTATCCGAATATTTGATTGGCTAAAATGTTTTGGTCATCTTCAGGTACTAATGGTCCAGCAGGTCCAGTGCCACCAGTGCCACCTGTCGCGCCTGTAACTCCAGTCGGTCCAGTTGCACCAGCAGGTCCTGTTGCGCCTGTCGGTCCTTCAACTCCTTGTGGTCCTGTTGCGCCAGTTGCACCTACAGCACCAGCAGCACCACTAGGCCCAGTTGCGCCTATTGCGCCAGCAACTCCAGTAGGACCTGTTGCTCCAGTATCTCCAGCGATTCCTTGAGGACCAGTTGCTCCAGTAGGTCCTGTAGCACCTACAGCGCCAGCAGCACCGCTAGGCCCTGTGGCACCAACTGCGCCTGTAGCACCAGCAGGCCCTGTTGCACCGATTGGTCCTGTGGCACCTGTATCGCCTTGAACTCCTTGAGTTCCTTGCGGTCCAGTAGCGCCAGTTGCGCCAACATTTCCTTGCGCTCCTGTCGGCCCTGTTGGGCCTTCAATTCCTGTTGGCCCTGTTGCGCCTACTGCGCCAGTTGCTCCAACTGCGCCTGCTGCGCCCGATGCTCCAGTTGCGCCTGTCGGTCCTGTTACACCTTCGGGGCCTGTCGCACCGATAGGGCCTGTGGAACCTGTAGCGCCACTAGCACCGACATCGCCTTGCACACCTTGCGGGCCTGTGGCTCCAATAGGTCCAGTCGGACCTGTTGCGCCTGTTGCACCGACAGCGCCTGTGGCACCAACTGGTCCAGTAGGACCTGTTGCGCCTGTTAGGCCGACATTGATTAGCAATAATGCAAGAGCTTGAAAGTTGCTGAAGTTAGTTGTGCCAGTGCCACCTGAAGAATCTATGACTACTGGAACGGTGCTATAACCGCCAAGGATAGTTGCTGCGGCAGTAACTTTGAACTTTTGAAAATTAGTGTGAACATCTCTATCTTGAATGATGATGAAATCATCTGCTTTTAATAACGCAACAAAGACATCAATATCATTGCCATCAACGTCTAAGTGGTCAATGTTTAATACAGTGGCGTTAATTTGTGTTGCATTGTTCCAACGAATATCGCCAGCGCCAGGATCGCCTGAAGTTGATGATGTATCTGCGTTGTAATCAAATAAACTTGTAGAACCGCCATTTGCACCAGCAGTGCCAGTTGCACCTGTTGCTCCAGTTGGACCTGTCGGACCTGTGACACCAATAGGACCTGTTGGGCCTGTGACACCAGTTGGGCCTTGGATATTTCCTACATCCTGCCACTCACTTTCGGAAACGCTCCAAACATATAAATCACCAGCGCCGACGATATAAGCATCGCCTTGATTTCCAGTTGGATGAGCCGCTTCAAGAGCAGCAAGGGTTGCAAACGAACCAAGGATTTGGATACCCGCACCTTGCGGGCCTGTAACACCTGTTGGTCCAGTTGCACCTGTTGGCCCTGTTGAACCAGTTGAACCTGTGGCACCGCTTGCGCCAACATTTCCTTGAGAACCTGTAGCTCCTATCGGCCCTGTTGCTCCTGTTGGTCCTACTGAACCTGTTGCTCCAGTATCGCCTTGAGGACCAGTTGCGCCAACATTTCCTTGTGAACCTGTAGCACCTGTAGCGCCGACAATTCCTTGAATACCTTGGATACCTTGAATGCCTTGAGGTCCTGTTGAACCTGTTGGACCTGTGACACCGACAGGACCTGTCGCGCCAGTAGCGCCTGTCGAACCTGTTGCACCAGTAGCGCCTGTAGCTCCAGTTGCTCCAGTTGTTCCAACACCCGTTGGACCTGTCGCACCCGCAGGACCTGTGGCACCTGTCGGTCCAATTGGACCAGCAACGCCGACATCGCTTACAACAACGGTGTTTGTATCTTCGTTAACGACAACTGTATTAGACACGTGTTACCTCGCCTGCAACTGTGATTTGGCCTTGAAGGATTCTTGTGACAACCCCGCCTGAAGTAATCTCTAAATCGTAAACATAATAGCCAGCATCTAAGGCTGCTGTTTGTACTGCTGTAGCTGCTAAGACAAGTTTGCCTTGAGCGCCTGTGATGACAATACCGCCATTGCTCGTATTAAGAGTCAGTTCGGCAGTATCAGAGTTGTAATTCTGACGCAGTTGCATCGCTGCTGTGTAGCCAGTCAAATTGATTACAACGCCAGCAGAGTCTTTGTAAATCACATTGAGGTTCCAATTAGAACCTTGATCCATTGTGAAGTTGTATAAACCAGCAGTCATTATTTCTCCGTTGCCCAAATAAGAAATCCGCCAACCGCCATCAACGCTAACGGAAGCGAAATCATTGCAACCCCGACTGTAAATAAAGCCACACCGAAAACTTCGGCTGCTATTGCCCAATCTATTTTCTTCATTGTGGCTCCTTATAGATTAAGTGAAAAGAATTTTGGAACTGGCGGTTTAGCCTCTGGTGCTGATGTAGCGCGGTCATAGCCAAAGATGCTGGCAACGGCTGCGTCAATCTTGCGCTTGCTATTTGATTTGCTAACCATTACACCGCGACTTGATTGCTTAGTCACGCAGTTGTTGATATGGCGGGCAAGTCTTTCATCGCCATCGTGTGTAAATGATTCGTTAACTATACCCTCATAAAACTTCTGTGTTGCTGGAACCATACGCTCGGCAGAGTTGGGATATGAAACTACCGGCAATCCTTGTTCGTCGAGGACCATAAAGGTTCGCTGCCAACGGGCAGGGTCGAAAACAATTTCACGCACACTAAACCTGCTATCACGTGCAGTGTTGATAATTGTTTGCTCGACTTCTGCAACTGGCACGTGCCAAGTGTTGTCTGCATCAACTGGCCTTTCCCATAATCCGACAACCATCAGATGCGGTTTGTCGCCGCCAAGTAGCCAAGCAACTAAAGCAGTTGAGTCGTTAGAGAACGCGCCATCGAATGCAAGGATTACATCCTCACCTGGCTCTGGCTCGCGGGTCTTATCTTCTAACGCTTCCCAAGTGCCGGCGGGGAGCCAGGCGGTTTGAGTAGATGTCCAGATGTTCAATCGTTTAGTTTTGAATTCTGCTTCTGGAGTTCTCAATACCGCACTGGCAAAGTCATCGGCGGCGCAAATGTCACCATAACCAGGATTTGCAATTTTCCACGCTTTTTCTGTTCGATAGTCAATTGATTCATCGCCTTCATACCAAGCAAAGAAGAACGAAGGGTCTTTAACTTCGCCACTTACAATTCGTTTGCCGTAGTTGTAAAGGTCATAACATAAAGAATCTTTGCCTGATGATTCTGTCTTAACACCTGCTGTGGTAATTGCTACCAGCATTGGGTTTTGTCTTGCGCCCATTGCTAATGACATTACATCAAAGAGTTCGCGATTAGGTTGTGCGTGTAGCTCATCAAAGGCTACAAAGGTTGGCGATAGACCTTCTTTTGTAAATGCCTCTGCCGATAGCGCCCGATAAGTTGTGCCATTCTTTGGGTTGTAAATCGCATCGCGGTAAACATCTAAGAACTGCAATTCGCTCTCTAGGCGAATCATCTCCTTGGCAGTGCCAAATACAATCTTGGCCTGATCGCGGTCAGCAGCGCAAGAGTAAATCTCACCGCCACTAGGACCTAGAACTAGATGCTCAAGGGCTAAAGATGAAAGCCAAGCCGACTTGCCTTGCTTACGCGGTAGGCCGATAAGAGCAATCTTGTGTTTAAGTATGCCTTTTGCATTTACAGCAAAGAGGTTGCGTGTAAGTTCCTTCTGCCAATCACGAAAGATTAAAGGCTGGCCTGCATTACCTGCAACTGAGTCTTTTGTAATCTTGCAAAGTGTTTCAGCAAAGTCAATGACCTGTTCTCCACGTGACTTTCCGTAATCAGTTGGCGACACCTTAGATAAATATCTTGGTGGCCATCCCCCAATGGCTTTCACTAGCTCACCGTTGATTTCGTCTAGCTATCAATTGGTCAAGAGCTGAAGCCTTTTGCACCTCGGCCACCCCTAACCTAGAACGCGATGTCGGATCAAAACCAAGAGCTGCCAAAGACTCGCGAAAGGCTTTGTTCACAGCAGTAAATGCGCGGGCATCGGCTGCCTCAAGTGTTGCCATAAATTTATTCTGCGCTGCCACATTTGCATCGGCTAATCGACACGCAGCTTCAACTGCTTGCATATCTGAATCAGGTGATAGCCAGGTAATTGCATAGGCCCAAGCGCGTTGCCATAACTTTGCGCCTTCTGCTTGCAGATACGCAGGAGTTGCTGGCACTTCGCGTGCCATCGCCAGTGGCGTGACCGACGCCAACGCAGGCAAAGGGCGCTGGCCTGGGTTGCCAGTTGCTCTTTTAATTTCGTTTGGTTTCGGTGGTCTGCCCGCAGTCATTTTTTTCCTTTTCAAATAAATAACAAAATAAAACTGAGTTTTCTAATTTCGCAGAGATGCACGAGGTGA